GAGGTGTTCGCCGACCTGATCAGGCGGATGAAGCGGATCTGGAAGGAGACCGGCCACGAGGCGCACCAGATCAACAGGCAGACGGCCGAGGTCTTCGACCGGATGCTGGGCAAGCGCTACAACAACTCGGTCATCCTCAAGGAGGCGGACATCAACGCCGTCGAGGCTGACATCAAGGACCTTAGATCGGCGATCGACTCGGGCGATGTCGACCGGATGGACGAGGCGCTCGCCGCGCTGACCGAGCTTTCGGCGCAGGCGGAGCAGGCGGGCGTCGAGATCCTCACGCGTGGCAAGAGCGAGGCGGAGCGAGCCGCGATCCTGGAGGGTCTCGCCACCCGCAAGAACGCCGTCGTCGACGACTACCGCAGACGCGGCCTGCTCCAGAGCCACGAGGACGCGCGCGGCTACTTCCCGCACATGTCGATGTGGGAGGGGATCGGCTCGATGCCCTCCGATGCGGTGCGGATGGCGGCGACCGGCGACGTGGTCGGTACGCCGAGGGTCACGGCGAAGACGGTCAACCGCAACCGCAACCGGCTGATCCGACTGCAGACCGGGCAGGTGCTGAACGACCCCGCCGTGGTCACGTACATCCTGCGCGCCAGGCTCCGCCTGCTGGAGACGATCCGCGCGCGGCGCGACCTGTACGCGGTCGGAGACCCGATCGAGCGCGGACAGCCGACGATGCGCGACATGGTCTACGTGCGCAACCCGGACGTGACGCCGGAGAAGATGCATGCCGCCACGACCGCCGCCAACCGCCTCTCCGAGCGCGACTTCCGCGACCTCTCCGCCCGGCAGCTGGCCGACGAGGTCGACGAGATCAACGACGTCGACGGGATGGCCGACGAGATGTTCTGGGATCCGGGCAAGGACAAGACCCGCCCGCCCTGGGTCGAGAACGAGGACAACGTGCGCGTCGTCCCCCGGCGGATCGCGCAGAACCGGCTCGGCGACGTCTTCCGCTCCGCCCCGAGAGGGAACCTGATGGCGGCAGTCGGGGTCACGAACGCGCTCTTCCGGATCTCCTCGATCTACCTGCGGCCGTGGCGCTACATCCCGGTCAACTACGCGCAGAACGCGGTGATGCTGGCGATCACCAACCCGCGCGCGTTCACGAACCTGGTCAAGCGCGACGTCGCCCGGCTGACGAAGGACGACCCGCAGCTGCGGCACATGATCCACGACCAGGTCGGGACGATCCAGGCGACAGCGCTGCCCGAGTTCAACATCCGCCCGCAGACGCGGATGCAGGGGCTGGAGCGCAACCTGACGCAGGCGTCGGGTCAGTTCGGCGAGGTGCTCGGGCGCTACGCCGACGTGCCGATCCGCGAGGCGGCCTGGCTGAACCACGCCGGGAAGTACGGCTTCACCACGGCGGCCGACTTCCGCCGCCTGATCGAGGATCCCGACCTCGCCGAGGTGCGCGACATCGTGGCGCAGCGGACGAAGGAGGACCTGATCGACTTCGACACGCTGACCCCGTACGAGAAGGAAGTGATGACCCGCTACCTGGCGCTGTGGCCGTTCATCCGGGGCATCACCAAGTGGCCGTTCATGTACGCGCGCGAGTACCCGGCGCGGATCACGGCCGCCTCGCTCGCCGCCGAATCGATCAACCAGCCGGAGACGAAGAAGACGGTGCAGGACATGGGGATCATCCCGATCCTCGGCAAGAACATCAACGTCGGCAAGCTCGACCCCTCGGCGCCGGGGCGCGAGGCCGTGCAGAACGCGGTCGCGCTGATGCGTGGCGTCAGCAACGTCGCGCACGGTGAGCAGCCCGACCTGACCGCCTTCGGCGGCAACTACCTGGCGCCGGGGCTGCGCGAGGTGCTCGGGATGGCGACCGGGGAGGGGCGCAAGAACTGGGTGCAGAGCGTAGGGCGCACCTTCGTGCCCGGCGCAGGCATCGGCCTCGACGTGAAGAAGGGCGGCTCGGTCGCCGATCAGGCGCTGCGCCAGATGGGTCTCGTCAGGGAGCGCACCGACGGCGTCAAGAAGGAAGTGAAGGAGTGGATGGCTCCGATCGACAAGCTGACGGAGCAGATCCGCGACAAGGGCAAGGTGCCCCCTCCGGTGCTGATCGAGATGCAGAAGCTGCGCGCGCCCTACGGCGACTGGAAGCAGTACGAGTCGGAGCGGAAGTTCGCGAAGCGCGACCTCGGCGAGTCGGACGCGCTCACCCATGAGGAGCGCGTGGTCGGGCTGCTCGACGTGGCGAAGCAGTACTACCCGGCGCTCTACCTGAAGGCGTCGACCGCCGCCAAGGGCGCGGGCTGGGAATCGTTCGAGCAGATGCTGGACTCGGGCAAGGCGCCCGCCTCGTTCCTGGAGTCGGTCGACAAGTACATGTACGACGAGATGTTCGGGAAGATGACCGAGATCAAGCGCCAGGCCAAGGAAGCGGGATACGCCGTTGAATGACCGGCAGCTTGTCTCGACCCTCGCGCGCGCAGGCTTTCGCGGCGGCGCGCTGAAGACCGCCTTCGGGATCGCCAAGCGCGAGTCGGGCGGGCGCCCCGACGCCTTCAACCCGGACGCGTCGACGGGCGACCGGAGCTACGGCCTCTTCCAGATCAACATGCTCGGCTCGATGGGACCGGCCCGGCGCAAGCAGTTCGGTCTCGCGCGTGACGAGGACCTGCTCGACCCGCTGACGAACGCGAAGAGCGCCTTCCGCATGTCGAACGGCGGTCGCGACTTCGGCGCCTGGGGGATCGGCCCAAACGCGTACCGCTCGGGCGCGGGCTACGAGACGATCGCGAAGTACGTCGACCAGACACCCGCGCTTGCGCCTCCCGGGCGCATCACGAAGGGCTTCAGGCTCCCCGACTTCGACGTCGGGTCGGTCTTGGGAGGAGGGCGGAAGACCGATGGCTTCCGGCTTCCAGACTTCGACGTCGAGGACGTCCTCGGCGGAGGTGGACTGGTCACGCCTCCGCCGGGGGCCGCCCGCCGAATGGACCCCGGCGGGTTCGGGATCGTTCCGCCCCCGCCGGTCGGCAAGCAGAAGGTAGTCGCCGAGGCGCGCGCGCGTTCTTACGGCGGGACGACGCAGCAGGTCGCGCACGAGCCGGGGCCGACACCGAAGGTGAACCGGGCGCTGGAGATCGCCAAGGCGCAGCTGGGCAAGCCCTATGTGTGGGGCGCCGCCTCGCCGGGCGTCGGCTTCGACTGCTCGGGGCTGATCGAGTACGCCTTCGAGCAGGCGGGGATCCCCACGCCGGGCCGCCTGACCACCTACTCGATGCGTAACGTCGGGCGCCGCGTGCCCTCGCTGACCCAGGCGAAGCCGGGCGACTGGCTGATCACGCACGGGGGCGGGCACGTCGTGATGTACATGGGCGACGGCAAGGTGATCGCCGCCCCGCACACGGGCGAGGTGGTGCAGTACCAGCCGGTCAGCCGCTTCGTCGGCGACATCGTCGACATCCGCCGCTTCCCGTAGAGGGGGGAGGGAGGCGGAGCGGGTGGGTTGACCCCGCCTCCCTCGGGGGAACGCAGCCCGGCGGCTCAACGGGGGAGGAGGGCCTACCGGACCACTAGGCGCCGACTCGGAGCGTCCGACCAGGCGAGCCGGTCAGTCGCCCCTCGGCAATCAGCGCCCAAACAGCATTATGCGCGCTCGACGGGCTTGCGTAGCCGACTGCGTCGGCGATCTGTCTGAGCGTGGGCGGGTAGTCGTGCTCGGCGATGTACTTCTCGACGAACGAGAAGACCTCCTCGAAGTGCTCGCGGCTGGGCGTCATCGCATCCGCGATTCGAGGACGTCCTCGATTAGGGTGCCCCTGTTCTGCATCGCCCAGGCGAACACCACCGCGATCACGTGGTAGCGAGCGAGGCCCTTCTTCGACTCCTCGAAACCAAGAAGGACAGCGAACTGCTCCACCCAGTCGTCGAGCACGTCCGCGCCGATCTCGCTGTCGTCGGGCACGCTGACGCCCCACGTCGCCTGCCGTCGGCGAGGGAGTGGATCGCGCTTCGCCGGGCGCGTGTAGCCGCACTGGTCGCACGTCTCTCCCGGCTTCAGGTCGAGGTGCTCGCGGCTGATCTTCGCTTCGCCTTCGTGCTTCTCTCGGTGGAGGCCGATGATCTCGGGCTGTGGCTTGAGCGGGCCGAGCATCTTCCAGCCTCGCCCGTCCGCCTCGTGGTAGACGAACATGTCGCCATGCTCCAGCTTGATCCAGCCTCGATGACCACCGGGGTCTCCGGTGACGTCCCCGTGGTGGCGGGAGCAGAGACCCATGATGTTCGCGCAGACGGAGAGCGACGGCAGCTGCACCCAGTTCTGCGGCTGCCCGCGCAGGTAGCTCTTGGCCCAGAGATGGTGGCTCTGCTGGGCGCGCGAGATGCAGCCCGGGATCGGGCACCACTCGTTCGCATTCGGCTTCTTGCCCTCGACGCCACGGATCAGGGGGTCGATGGCGGGGGCGAGGCTCACTTCCTCACACCTCCCCCGCCCAGGCCGGACAGACCTTCCGCCATCCACAGTTTCCACAGGGGCTGAACGTCATCGACCAGTCTGCGAACTTGCCCCAGGTCGGCCAGGTCTGGTCAGGCCCGAGCGTCGTCCACAGGTAGGAGATCATGTCGGCGACCGTGCGCGCGCTCGCGAGCACGTTGCGGAACTGCGTCGCGTTCGGCTGCTGGATCATCCCCTCGGACTCCAGGGCAGTGACGATGCGTGGATGGGCGGCGCGTGAGATCGAGTGGTACTCGGCGGGCCAGCCGGTGGCGGCGCTGTAGAGCGTCGCCTGGAGCATCCACGACGGCTTGAGCTTGGTCGCGACCTGCTTCCCCGTCTTCGTGTCGATCACCCGCCGGTCGGCGGTGCAGGTGTCGAGGTAGCCGAGGATCTCGACCGGCTCGGTCGGGATCCGGAACTCCTGCTCGACCGCGACCGGCTGGATCCGCTCGGTGACCGTGTTGCGGTAGGCGGCGAGGACCCGCTCGGAGTCGGTCCTCGCCACCATCAGCCCGTCCTGCGGGTCGGCTACGTCCCAGGAGATCTCGTCGATGCCGCCGTACTCGGCGAGCACCTCCGGCACCGCCACGTCCTGCAGGTACTGCGTCAGGTCGGAGAGCGGCTGGTCCTCGTGGCTCTCGATCTTCGCCTTGTAGTTCCACTCCAACGCGTTGTGGAACATGCTCCCGATCACGAGCGCCTCACCGGGGCGCTCCTTCTCGCCGAGGATGTAGCGGTGGCGAAACTGCTCGGGGCAGCGCCTGAACATCCCGAGCGAGGTGGCACTCAGGTGCTTGATCCGCTCGGGCCACTGCAGCGTCAGGCGGGCGTCGGTGACCTCGCGTGCCCCGTTGACGAGGAACGCGTCGAGTGAGACGCCGGTCACGATCGCCTCGCCAGTTCTTCCTTCAGGTCGAGGTAGAACGCGCCGACGATCTCCACGTACTGCCTGAGCACCTCGTCGTGCAGCCCCTTGAGCGTCCCGTCGGTCGAGTTCCACTCGATCTGCAAGCGGATCGCCTTGGACATCTCCGCCATGGCGCTCACGGCACTTCCACCGTCGCGTCAAGGTTCTGGATCGCCTCGACCAACAGCTTGGTCGGCCAGAGGGCCGAGCCGGGCGGCTCGGGCGCGTCGTCGAGGATCTTCGACATCAGCGCGTAGCACGACTCGGCGCTCGCCCCCGCCTCGACGGCGAGCTTCAGCGCGCCGATGTAGTCGACCGCCTCGGGCTTCTCCCTCTCCGTCCAGGTGGCCATCAGTAGCCCGCCGGGAACTCGCCGGGGTCGCCCTGCTCACGGCCGGGATCCCCGTACTCGTTCGGGTTCTCGTAGCTCGCCGGAGCACCGACCGGCAGCTGCTGCTGGCCCTGCTGCTGCGGCTGCTGTGGGTTGCCGTCAGGACCGATCGGGTTCGTCTGCCAGGAGACGCCCTCCTTGTAGTAGCGGAGCAGCTGCTCCGAGATCCTGATCAGCGAGCCGAGGTTGCGGTCGTTCTCGTCGAGCATTGGGATGAAGGCGGCCGCGACCTTCGTCGCCGCCTGGCGCATGATCCGATCCTCGCGCTCGCCGTCGGAGACGGACTGGGTGAGGAACGGCATCTGCTGCGGCTGCACCGGCTGCGGCTGAGGCATCGGCTGCGGCGGCAGCTGCGGCTGGAGGTTCCCGAACTGCTGGGGCTGCGGCTGCACCTGCGGCTGCACCTGCGGCTGCATCATCGTCGTCGGGACGGCGATTGGCCCCTGCTGCATCGGCTGCGGAGTCGCACCGGGCGGACCCAGCTGCTCCAGGTAGCGGTTGATGTACGGGCGCCCCGAGTGCGGGTTGATGCTGGTCGACTCCTCCTCGTTGTAGAGCGCGTCGACGAACTGCCCGAACATCTGCTGCGCGAGGCTGATCAACTCCGGCCTCTTGGTCGACAGCTTCGTCGGGTACTGCTTGCCTGGAGCCGCGACATGCACGGCGACCCAGTCGTTCTGGCGAGGCTCGATCTGGACGATCTGCCCCTGGATGACCTTCTGCACTACCCCTCCTCTCGTGTACGTGTGTTCGATGATACCCCTGCGCTCGGACGGGGCGGGTGGAAGCGGTCGAACCGCTCCCGGTACTCGTTCGCGATCGCCAGCGCGGTCGAGTTGCAGTCCGGGCACGGCGCCCACGCCTCGAAGCCATCCTGCGGGCGGCGATGAGCGGGGTGTGATCTCCCGGCCGGGCGGTAGTAGGCGAGCACCATCCGCTGCCCGCCGCAGGTCGGGCAGTTCGACGGGTGCACGATCACGTTGACTCTCTCAGCTTGTGCCTGCTGCTGCGCGACGAGACCCTCCAGCTGCGCCCAGTGCTTCGCGAGCGCGGTCGGGGTCAGGATCGCATCGCCCATCACCTTGCGGTAGCTCGCCGCCTTGCCCTCGATCACCATCGCAAGCTCGGCGTCGTCCAGGTCGGGCGTCACCTCGCGCATCTGCCCGAGCGCGCGGTTGAGCATCCCCCGGCTCTGCCCGGAGAGCGAGCCGATGTCGATCCCGCAGACCTCGGCGAGCTTCTCGAAGCTCAGGTCCCGCTCCCTAGAAGAGGGCATTGTCGACCGGCCCTCTCTTCGCACCCATCAGCAGCTTCTGCATGCAGCCGTGGTGCATCACCGCTCCGGTGCGGCGGCGCAGGTGAATCACGTTCGTCCCCCCGCCCGTGCGCTGACCTTCCCAGCCGATGATCTCGAAGTACGCGTGCTTGTCGTTGTTCTCGACGCCCTCCCGGCAGAACTCGCAGGTAGCGGTCGTCACCTCGGCCTCCTCTCTTTCGCGCGCTCGCGCGCCTAGTAGTCCTAGAACTTCTAGAAGTTCTTAGGGTTTCTTGTTCTTGACCCTCCCGCGCCATTCGGTGATTCGATAGCGCCCCGGGTTCGAGATCTGTCGGGTGGCCCCCAACGGCACCATGGTGCCGCCACGGCCTCTCTGCCCTGAGTGTCTTGCGCGGTCGCCGTGCCCTCCGGCCCTCGACGCTCGACTCTCCCGGAGGTTGTCGAACGGCTGTTCTCTGGGGTAGGCTTTCCTCCTCTCTACCGTGAGCAGGGGAGAGGCTAATACGCCGAGGCCCGGGGTTCAACCCGGGCCTCTTGCGTCTCACGTGGGCGGCTGGGGATGAACCCGCCCTGGGGGAGCCTAGGGATCGATCACGATCGTGCAGTGGATCGTCTGCGGAGCCAGCCCCGTCGACGTCTTGTCGACGTTGCCGCCATCCGAGTCATCGAGCGAGTCGACGTCGCAGTCGACCGTGTTCGACGTCCCGCCCGTGACCTGCGAGGTGACCTTCACCTGCACGTCGGTCAGCGGGGTGTTGTGGAAGGTGACGGTCTCGCCGCCGTAGTTCGCGTCCGCGCAGCTTGCTGCGTTGTCGGGCGTGACTTCCTTCACCGCGTCATCCGAGGAGTACCCGGTGGGCACCGTCTCGGTGACGACGACCTCTTCGTTCAGCGCGAGGCCGTCGACGCAGGCCTCGCCGTTGGCGTCGGTCACCACGGTGGTGCCGCCGACATCGAACGTGACGCCCGCGTGCGGGTGATCGCCCGCGCCGTCAGCTGCGTGCTTGCGCGTCTTGACGATCTTGATCGCCCCGCAGTTGTTCGAGGACACGGGGATCGGGCGGATGAAGTCCTTCAGCTGGCTCGTGAACGAGTCAGAGGAGCGGGACTTCAGCATCGCCGAGCCGAACGAGACGCAGTCGTTGCCGCCCGTCACGCTCGACAGGTCGAAGCTCGCCTCGCCGAACGTGCGCGGAGCAAGCGAGCCGGTCGAGATCAGGCCGTCGGAGTTGGCGGCCAGGATCGAGGTCTGGTTGATCGAGCCGATCGCCTCGCTCGTGCCGAGCGGGACAGCCGGGTCACTCCAGGCCGTGCCCGTCCAGGTACGCCGCGAGAGGTGCGCCTGAGCGCCACCCTGGTCGACGTCGAACTGGAGCAGGACATCGCCCACGGTGCGGACGACGTTCGGCCCATCAGCGCAGAGCGTGGTCGAGCGGTTGAACTCGAAGTCCATGTTCGTGGTGCCGCTCGGGTCGTTGACCCGCGCCCAGTAGACGTGCAGCCAGCCGGGGCCGCCACTCTCGGCCTCGAAGTAGCCGCCGAACTCCAGCAGGTCCGACTTGTT